CTTTGGAAGAACGTGCGGTTCGCATACGGGAGCGGATGATAGACGTGCAAAAGAATGACGCTCAATGGAAAGCTCAAGCCGTGCAATTATTCCAAACGGAAAAAGAGATAGCGGACGAACGCGAATTTCTCATTGCCAAAAGACGATTGGGGCGGATGCGGCTGTGCAGTGGAAATGGAGACGCAGGGAGGGACGCGATGACAGATTTCAGTCATTTACACACACTTGAACAACGGGCTGTCCGCATACGACTTGCATGGATGGCGTATGCCGATGCAAACGACATTCCGCACGATCACGAAGATGAAACGGTTTTCAAAGACGGTTATCACGCTGGCAGAGAGAACCTCGAATCACTGGAGGCTCAACTAGCACAAGCGGAAGACGCCTATTACCAGATGCAAACTGAACTTTCTTCTCAATTAGTATCTACGCAAAAAGCCCTTAAAGGTCTATACAATGCCGTACAAAGATCGCGGTCGGTTAACGATCCGCTTGGCAAGGCCACCGCGATGGAAGAAGCGGGTAAATGGTTTTAGGAGAAAATATGAGCAAACAATCACCACAAAAAGTTTTAGATCGCATCCTAAATTACCCGCACAAGGAAAAGGGATGTGTGTATCTTTGCGGCCCTCATTTAGAACCGTGCGTTATGGTTCGTGCTCACGATGGCGACTGCAAATGTCGAGAGTGTCACCCTTTAACCGCAAAATGCCCTCGATGCGGCAAGAGCAAGTTGGCGGCTAAATTCGAAATTTGTTGCATGTGAGGAAATTATGAGCAAAAGCACAATATCGACCTTCGAGCTATTCCAAATGTTTCCAGATCAAGAATCCGCGAGACTCTATCTTGAGTCTCGCTTATGGCAGAACGGCGTAACGTGTCCGACTTGTCGTAAAGGTGAGCGAATAACGACGCGGAAAGGCGGCTATTACCGCTGTAACGCCTGCCAGTTGGATTTTACCGTGCGAACCGGAACAATCTTCGAGCGTTCGCATATTCCGCTCCACAAATGGCTCTATGCGATGTATTTGCTCGTTACCGCACGTAAAGGCATTTCGTCACTCCAACTCTCGAAAGAGATTGGCGTAACTCAAAAATCGGCGTGGTTTATGCTCCAACGTCTCCGAGAGGCGTGTGGAACGAAAATCGAAAAACTACGCGGTCTGGTTGAAATTGATGAAACCTACGTTGGCGGCAAAGAGGCGAATAAACACGCGAACCTGATAAACTCTCCAAACTCTCTAAAATGCGTTATTAGAACAATCAGATGGTGAAAATATGGAGAGCGGGTCAACGGTTCATACGTACCGCCAAAGCCTCAAATTTGCTGTCTATACGGTCAACGATCTCTTTATGGCCGGCATTCATTTCCTTGCGCATTCCTTTTAGATCCTCTTCTACGCTGCCCAGACGATCTCTTAAAGTGGACATATATAGCTGATTTACGTGTACTTCCCCATTCCCGGTATGGTGTTTAACTTCTTCCATCATTGCGTCTAAGTCCTCGCGAGTGGTTCTCGCTAGATATTCTAAGCGCGCGTATCCTGCAAGATTGCCGCCGATAAGGGTTAGGATCAAAACCACTGCTCCCGGATTGGTCTCGATCCATTCCCCGATTCCGAATAATAAAATATGGAAGTCCATTTTGCACGTTAGTTAAACCTAGAATAAGTTGATCAGCCCGATCTTTTTCGGGCGAACGCTTTTAAGTAATACTTCAATAATTGCGCGATCCTGTACAGCGTTTTGCTTGAGTCCTGACAATTCCCCGGATGCGGCGGCGAACTTGATACGCATCTCGTTGAGTTCCTTTCGCATATCCTCGACCGCCTGCTGTTCAGCTTTGAGTTGGACCTTGAGAGCGTCGCGTTCGGCTGCGGTCTCGACCGCTTTGAGTGCCGCGTCTCTCGAGATACACACCTTATCAACTGGGCAAGGTAACGCCGGATAATCTACCGTTGTCGTTTGAGCCTTAGCCGTGATCCCAAACACAAGAAAACTTATGGCAATGATAAAAAACTTTCTCATTTCAAGCCCTCCAGCGTTTTCGCCAGGTCTTCGTTAGACATTGCTTTTGCTTCTTCGCGGGCTTTGGCTAATGCATCAAGTTTGGTATTTTCCGCATCTGCCCGGTTCGTGTCGATCTGCTTTTCAGCAACGCGGGATTCTACAAGAGCTTCTTCCATCTTTTGCCGTTCACGCGATGCCACTGCCTCTTGATTCTTTTGGATCTGCTGCTCGTTCAGGACAGGCTTTCTTTCACACGAACGCATCACAAGACCAAACAGCACAAGAAAAGCCATCACACCCGCGACGGCCAGCATTAACCGCCAATTAGCGACGATCCAACCGATGATATTTGCAATAGTCAAACTAATCATTTTGGCTCCGTAAATTCAATATTCTTTCGCGTGATGTCGGTGTTTATCATCGCTTCGGTTGATGCCTTATGCGACTTTTTCCACGAATCAATAGCGTAGTGAACCACGCGGAAAACGAAATAAGCGATCGTTGCAATCAGGATGCCGATAGCTACCTTGCTAATTATCCCGATCACCCACGGCGGCCAGCCGCTTGCCTGCGTTGCGTATTCGTTAAAGCCCGCGAATGACAGATTACCGCCGGTTGCAAACGAGAGGTCACGCTTGATAACGCCCCAAAACCCGATACCCTGATATGGCTCCGGCCCCGGCTGCTTAACCGTTTCATTTACGTCCTGTTCGTTCTTAGAGGTTTCCGTTACTTGTGTCGTTTCTGTCGGCGGCGCATCGCTCTGCGGGCCGGAAGGGATTGCCTGACCGCTAGACGTAGAGCCTTCGGGTAAGGTTTCGGGCTCGTCAGACATGAGCTTAACCGCCGCCGAGCCTTTGAGATGCTTGCGATAGGCCGCGGCCATCTTTGAATCGTATCGGTTCTTTCTGTAACCTTCGCCGTTGTATCTCGATGCGAACGCGGCCCAGTCCTGATTTCGCAAATAGTGAGCAAGATGATTGCCGATGACGAACGAAACAAAAGCGTCAAGCTGTCTGCCTTCGCTCTCTTTCATCGCGTCCACAAAAGCACCGACTGAGACGAAGCCGCAAATCTCGTAATTAAATCCCATGATCTGGAATTTGCCCCAGGAACACGCTTTCATTGCTGCGTCTGGATTCAGAGCAAAGGCTTCGTTGAATTTGTTTCGCTGATTTTGACCAGCGGGGCCATAATTGCCAGCGGGTCCTGAAAGATGCGGATGCGTCCGGTTATAGCGGCCTTGAGTATATTTGCGGAAGATATGACGCTCGAACAGGATCACCGGGAAGCCGTCAGCGTAGAACCCTTGCCCGCGCGATTCGACCTCAGCAACGGCCTTAACCGCCGCAACGTCACACCGCAACCGCTTTGCAGCACGTTCGAAGTCAGCTTGAGTGAGTAGAGGCCTTGCCATAATGGAATGGTACTGACAAAGCCTCTGAGTTATTTTTAGTTTTCGCTGATAATAGGGATCGTTCGCTCGACTATCGAATCATCATAGAGCGTCGAAGCGTATTTTCGGGCCGTAAATGAGGCTTTCGGGATACCGCCGTCAGGTATATCGAACTCGATCTGTTCGATAACAACGGGCAAATTTACAACGCCCGAGCCGTCATCGGTGATCGCAACAACATCGCCCTCTTGCAATAACAAAGCCTTTCGAGTCGCTTTCCAGTTGTAGAAGAAATCAGAATCCCGCTTTTCCGCGAGAAGCCCGGAAGCGATCCGGTACGCCTGATCGGTGTTGTCGATCGCTTGCCCGTTCACCTCGAATTTTGAGATCTTTTTTGTCTTGGTAATATGCGTATCGTCTCGCAGTCGCAGCTCTATAAATCGCCAATCTTGCCCCGCGTCTCGATATTTAAGGTCAACGCGGTTTACTGGTTTTTCACGGTTGCCAAGAAACCACGAAAACGCGGCTTTGATAACATTCGAGGCCGATAACCCCGCCCTTGCCGTGTCCGCTCTATCAGAAAATGAGGCTTGTATCGACATCACTTCCCCGCCTGAAGTATTCACCGCCGGCGGTAAACCAGCAGAAAGCAGCGGAAGCGTTGTTATATCGAATGTGCCGCCCGTGTTTTCAGCGACGAATCGCAGTTTATTAGAGTCAGCCGTTGGCGAACAATACCAGCGTATCGCCGTCGCTCCTGATGGCAGAGAGATGCCTGAAACCGTGATCTTTTGCGTTGCCGTGATGGTGATGGTCTTGTATTTCGAGAGCAGAGTTTCGCCGTTCGCGTTGATAGCAGAATACGCAACGGCATACTGACCAGCGGCAAAGATCGTTGACGTTCCAGAACTTGCAAGCGTTGGAGCCGTTACCGGATTGGTAAGCGGAGCCGATGTTGTAAAATTCAATCGGTCAGTGACCGTTATCCGGCCCGTGCGAGCGGTCAAGGTCAACGCACTCGCTCCAGTCGTATAAGCTACCGTGAACCGCCTTGAAAGAGACGGATGCGACGATATGACGCCTGCAAGGTACGCGGCAACTGAGACGGTCGTATCGCCCGTGCTGGTACTAAAGGCGAACTCTACGCCGTCAATGGTCAGAGTTACCGCCGTTCCCGCCGTCGCAGCGTTTACCGTGATCGTTGACGTTGCCGGAGTCGTCGGAGCCGAATAGCCTGAAAAGTTCGGCGTGGTTAAAAGCCCGCCCGTGTTCGAGCAAGTTATGCTGTTTTGATTCGTCGCGTAAGCTGCAGTTGATACCGTCCGCACTTCGCTCCGTGTTGTATGCGGAGCAATTAAAACGAGGCCGCCGCCCGCGTTTATCCACGGCGAAACATTATCAACGTCAAGGGCCGTTGTGCCGCTCGTATATTGAGCCGTTCCGTAGGCGTAGTTCGCGGGTTTCTTGTTCTTCATCGCGATCTTGCCGTTGGCAGACTGAGCCAGGAACATCCGCGAAGATGGGAAAACCACTTCGTGCAAAAGGTCGATAGCATTGATCTCTTCAGTGATCGCTAAATTGCACGTATACCGCTTTTGCAGATACTGACCAACGCCGGGTAATGGCGGAACGGAACCGCCGCCGCCGCCGCCGCCGCCGTATGCGGGAACACACCGCCCGCCGATACATTCGTACCCTTCAGGACAATCCGCATCTATTGCACAAGCCGCAACACTCATATTCTTATCCCGCTATCAGCCACAGATAATCAGTCAGATCCCGCTTGATTATCAACGCTTCGTTGTAGTTGTAGCACGTAGTAGCCTCAGCCGCGTCGATCCAAGCACTATCTAAATTGTAGTAGAACGATGACGTTATCAGATACCAAACGAGGGCCGCCGCGTTGTCGCTCCATTCGTCGGTATTTGTCCAATCGCCCGAGCCGTCCGGTATCGTCACCAAAAGCCCTTCGATGATCGCCGCAACGTCCGGGGCCGGGTCTTCATCCTCTACTGCCGTATTTCCCGCCGAAAGACGCCCGTAAGCCGTTCGTGAGTAATATCCCGCCGATGGATCTGGAGCCGCCGCCGTGAGCCATACAGCATCGGTGTTTGCCGTTCCGACAAGTCCGTTGACTGTGGTTGTTGCCGTCAACGCAAACCGAGCATCCAGCGAACGAACATTGCTCAATCCATATATCGGGCCTTCACAGAAAGCGGTACGCATATAGATCGACGTTCCGCGATCAGCGTAAGCGATATGCGTTCCCTGAAGCTGCGACTTACCAAAGACGATAGGCACGGGCTTGTTAGCGTCGAGATCGGAGAAACTCGAAAACGCTAACGTCTTTTGCACCGTTTTCTTAAAGCCGAATAATCCCAGAATGCCGCTTCGTTTCACCCGAGCCGAATATGTCACAGAGCCGAAATTCTGCGACGGCATATATGGGAAACCCTCAAACTCTGGATCGTCAGCCGTTCGCCCCGTCGCGTCTTCTTTGGTGAATTTTCTACGCGGTACGGTCACTTCTAAACCGCCAAGTATCCATGTAGCAGAAACGGTCAAAGAATCTTTATCACCCGAATTAGGCTTTTGGCATCTGCCAACAAAAAGGATCTGCGATTTAGCAAGAGAATTAGAGAGAGATTTCGAGATCAGGCGGATAACCATTATCAGCCCCTCGAAGCCGGTATTGAACTCGAAGCGAGAAACCACGCGGGAAGTATTATCGAAAGTAACTTGAGCGGTATTCGTTTCCGCTGAGATCGTGCGATTGATACCCGAATAGCTTTTGACCATCCGCGTATAAGTGTTGCCCTCGTAACTAACACCCGCAACCGGAGCATATTTCAAAGATGCGTAATCAGGATCGAACCCGCTGGAGCCTGGTACTTGTGTAGACGGGTAAAACTCCACCACTGTAATAAGATCAGTTGCGGATATTAAAATATTTTCCCATGCTGAGTTGCTTATCATTTACGTTGGATATTTGACCAGCACGAACCGCACGAACGAACGCCATGACTTATGCTCATCGTGGTTACGCTCGTAAGATTCGACGCGAACATTGTTCGTGTGAGTGGTTCCGGCTTTGTCGGTGAAATCAAAAGTCACATCAATACCAACCGTTTCCCAGAATGTATCGAATTGAGCGAATTGAGCCGCCGTCAACGGCCCGTATTCTATTTCCCATTTGTACGGCGGGTTTGATGTCCGGCGGTTGAAATCCCGTCCACCGTCTTCGTATTCCCACGAATCCGTAACCCCGCCGAAATCACGCGGGATCGCCCGATACCGTTTATATCGAAGCCCTGAAACTGATGGATTTGGAAAAGTCGGCATATATTACCCCGTCGCGTCCTGAATAACCGTTCTTAATGCTCCGTTGTTGCCAATGTTCTCTTTCACCACTTGCACAATGTGATCTTTAGTTGAAACGATCTTCAAAGTAATATCGCTTCGGAACTTGCTCATTACGCCGCCTTCGCCCGGGCTGTTCCGAGACGATTCAATGATCTGATTGGCTTGACTTGAATACACAGAGCCGCCGCTACTCGACCGGCTGCCCGATGCCGCTGATGAAACCGCGCCTTTGGATTGCTGTTTGAACGCATCGCCCGCAATCGCTCGGCCAGTAACCGCCGCCCCGACTGCAATACCGCCCATGATCGCGGATGCAGTGAAATATCCCGCCGCTGCTGCTGGATTCCAGAACAAGGCCGCAATGCCTTCGGCAAGATAGAACAAAGATTTCACCGCCGCTTGAGCGGCAAGCCCTGCCAGAACTGAGGCCGTAAGCTTTCGCATTGCGGCTGGCCCTGTTTCGCCCAATAAGACCCAGTTCTGAATCATTGAGCCGATGCCGGAAGCAAATGAAGAGAACGCATCGAGAGCCATGTCTTTGAACTCTGACAACGCTCCCATTAAGCCAAACAACGGCGAAGCTACTGCATCAGCCCCGCCATCGACGGGAATAGCGTACTTATTCTTGATTTCCTCTATTCGCCTCTGAAACTCTTCCTCAGTAATTTCGGCTTTCTTTTTGTAAAGCTCGTCAAGGCTTTCAATCAGCTTGTGCCGCGATTCTTCGTCTTTTACCGATTCTTCAATCCGCTTCCGTTCAGCAGCTTTTTGGTCCTGAAGCGAAGCAAGACGGCGATTCTTTTCCGTTTCGAGAGCGGTATTGAGAGCATTAAAGGCTTCGCCTCTGAGTTTGTTCTGCTCGTCGTAGAATCCTTCTTGATTCGCAATCAGTTCATCCCAGGCCCGCTCTTCGTTCTCTATGTATTGTTCGGTCTGTCGAGTATTTTCCGCTATGAGGTCATCGGTAAGCTTTTGCTCGATCTGAAGCCGTATATCAGCATTTTTCTTTGCGGCTTCAGCAATCAGGGCGTTCGTCGCATCAACCGACGCTTTCATTAGGTCGTTGAACGCCTTTATCCGTTGAAGCTTGTCATCGTTCAACAGGTCTTGTTCTGCCTGTGACTGCGCGGCTGGAGTCAGTTCGTCTATCCGGGCGAATGCCGCGGCCGTTGCTTGCCTGAATTTGGTTAAGGCTTCATCAGCCGCCGAAACTAAAGCAGCTCCGTCACCGGTCTTTTTGAACTCTTCGCGTATCCGCGTTAGCGTTTCTTTGTAGATTTCTTCGTATCGTTTTAGATACCGCTGCTGAAGCTCTAATTGATCTTGAAGGTCTTTCTTTGCTTGAGCCTCTTCCGCACTTTGCGTAGAACTTTTCCCGGCTCTACCTTTACCTCCGCCTTTTGGCCCGCCGCCGCCCGGAAAATTAGGGGCAACCGCCGCTTGTCCTGAGCCTTCCTGAGCGGTTCCGCCTGCTGCGGTTTGCTTAGCGCGGACGTATTGACCGATAAGCGAACCGGCCCAATAGACCATTTCAGAGATTCCGAATGTCAGGCCGGCAAGAACGCCCCGGAGTATTTCCGCGTTCTCGCGTATGACATTGAACGAGACCACCATGCCCCTGGCGAACGACGCGACAACATAAGCGATTGTTGCTCCCCAATCCCTGATGATCTGCTTATTCTCTGCGTACCACTCCGACGCCATCGTAAAATAGCGAGTCAGAACGGGCATGAGGTCAGACGTAAACGCGACCGCCGCCGCTTTTGCTTGAGCGGATAGAACGCCAAGAGCATCTCCAAAAGCATCGGATGCCTGAAGGTCTTTTTCGGTTAGCGTGGTTCCGAGCCTTTCAGCCTCTTTTGTTGCGGCTTCGAGATCGCCGCCCATCTGCTTGATGACTGGGATCAGATCGCCGCCCGATTTACCGAAAGCTTTTTGCGCAAGAACTAATTGCTGCGTTCCGCTGTCAGCCTCATAGATCGTTTTGATCGCCTGTTTTAGGCCGGTATCGAGGTCGGTTGAGGTGACATTGAGGGCTTTTAGAGTTGCTTGGGCTTTCTCGTTACCCGCCGATGCTTCGCCAATGACTTTAGCGAACTTACCCGCCGAGCCGGATATGGCCTCAAGTGAACTGCCCGCGTTATCGGCATTGAGTTTGAGAGTAGAAAGCGTTGCCGCGCTTAGTCCGGTCTTTTCTTGTACGTCAAAGATTGCCCCTGCGTATTCTGCGGCTGATTTTGTGAGATTGTAGAGGCCGGACGCGGCTGAAACGACAATAGCCGCCATTGCCGCAATAGCGGCCCCGGCAATAGGCAACGCCCCGGCAAGTCCGGCAACGGCCCCTGTGCTGCCCGCTATCGAGCCTTCGAGGTCGTTAAAAGCCTTCTTTGCGTCTGAGGTATCGCCCTTTGCTTTGAAGAGCAAGGAAATGGCATCGCTTCCAATCACTATCTAAATCTAGCGATTTAACGGCGGTGTTATTTATAGGATGTCATCTTCGGAAAGCTCCGGCGAATCGTCGTCATCGCCATCATCGCCGTCCGGCTTATTAGAAAATAGTTCGCTGATACCGACTTTGATAGCCGCTTTGAACATCTCGAACCGGTCAAGCTCACGCTCGTTGTCGTAACGCATCAAGCGAAGCCCGCACGTAAGATCAAAGTTGACCGCATAACACGGCTCCTCGATCTCCATTAGCCGTGACGGACGGCTGCCGAATGATCGGGCTGTCAAAGCTAACCAAAGAAGCTCGTCATCATTTTGTACGAAAGTTGCCGAGGATCTTCCCCGGACTACCTCCCGTCATTACCCATCCGAGCAAGTAATCGAAATCAGCCGGATCGATCTCTTCAGGAGCGATCTCGTTGTCATTATCCGGGTCTGGATTCATTACGATACGAGGCTCAACCGCACAATGCAGAAGCAAGTCACGTCCGAACTCAAGGCTTTGAGTAAGTTCCGTTGCGGAAAGCTGCTGTTCGATTGCCTTGATTCGTTTGGTTTTGTCTTTGATAGGATCGAGAGCAACAAGCTTGGATGCCAGATCTTTAGGCAGTCTGCCAGAGAGTAGAAACTGTTGAACAGGCGGGGTTCGAAGTTTCCAGACGAACCCTGACGGCAAGGTTACTTCGTGAATTTTTTCAGAGGTTCCGGCAACGGCAATGCGTTTGCGATATTCACTAGCTTTCATATTTTATATTTTTTCAAATTAAAAGGCCGTCAGGTAATGGCGTTAACCTGACGGCCCGTTTCAGCCCAAAGGAGGCGGGCAGAGAAAGGGTTATGTAGTGATGTAGAGACAACCGAACGTGTCGGTAGCGGCCCGCGTTGGGATCGCCGTTCCCTCAAACTCAAGCGGAAGCTTTGCCCGATTGGTTCGCGATAGCTGAACGTCGAAATCGGCTTTATTGTATGCCTGATACAGCATGAACACGACGAACTTGGTTGAATCGTTCTTTGTCGGAGCGATGGCCGCTACGCACGTAAACGCAAGAGCAGCTTCGCCAAGAGTCCAGGCTTTCTTTCCGATCGGAGTCAGAGCGGTTCCCATTCCGACAGTTGCGATGGAGATGTTGTCAGCGTCAAGAACCTGATTCGCTTCGCATTTGATCGAACCGCCGATCTGGTCAAGGTTCCTTTCGAGAGCGTACTTCTGTTCGTCGTAAAACTCTTCAGTGAAAGACCGTTTCAGATTGAGCATCGCCCCGGCCTCAGTGAGTCCGACAAGCTTGGCAGACGGATTTTCGGTTGCGTCAGGAATGCCGGTTGCCCCGATGGTCAGGTATTGGCTGGCCGCCGGAACCGCCAATGCAAACCAGATGCGGCTTGGCCCTTTTTGAGTTTTTGTTACGTCGAGACTTGTTCCCATTATTTCACCTCGTTATAAAAATCGTTAATCGCCGCGCGGTTTGCCACCGCCTGCTTGCGGACAGTTTCGTACTCCTCAAGAGCGGCTTGAAACCAGAAATCACCATCGACGCGGCCTGCGAAATCTTCTTTCTGAGGCTTTGCGATCTTGTCAGGATCCGGCATTTGCAACCCGCCGAAAAGCGGTGATAGAAAGTAAGAATCCTCGAACATTCCATGCCCGCCGATCTCTGCGACCGTATGCAGAACTTTCAGAGCCTTTTCTTTGCCAAAATTCTGAACCGCTCGCGGATAGGTAAGCGTTCCGATCTCGCTAACGAGGTCTTTTTTCTTGGAAACTGGAGTTGGTGTTTCGTCTGCCATATTTTTAATTTGCGAAGCCCGCGGCCTCGATCTCCCATGTAACGCGGGTTTGAAATATCTCGATAAACTTGTTGCCCGTCTTTCCCTGGATATTGAAAACCGTCTGTATATCAACGGACGTGCTAGTAATGTCAATTATAGAACCCTGATTTAAGGTTGTTTCCGGCACATTCAGCAGCATTGACTCGACCGCCATTGAGTATTTTGTTGCCAAGTCAGCGAGCTTTTCAGCGTCACCGTGAACGATAGCAACCTCGACCATGTAGGAAACCTCGATCTCGAGCAGATCGTTTGGCAGTTTCGCCTTGTGGTCGATCTGTAAAAAAGTTAGCGACGGAAAGATAGTGATCTTCGTCGGAGCTTTGTAGAACTTCTTGATCTCAGGCAACACGCGCCCGCCGTTAGCCCACGCCAAAGCCTCGACCTGATTTGCTTCGATGTGGGAAATGACGTTGTCTTTGAACGATCTAACGTCAACGACTTGGATTGTTGGAGAATATGCCATTTATCTATCGGTTACAGGCACATAATATCTGCCCGTTCTAAGCTGCTTGACCAATGATTGCTGGATCGTCTTTTGCATTCTGCGTCTTTGGGCTTCCGAAAAACTGATAACTTTTCGCTCTTTCAGGTTTCCGCTCCCGCGGTGGTGATACATTGCGTAAGGTATCGACGTTCCCACGGCTATCTGTTTCGGTGTCGTTTCATAAACAGAGCCGGGATTGTCACCCGTTAAGGACCTCCGGAGATCGCCCGTAGCCTCTAATATTTTCAATCCGGCTCCGTATTGCTTGATCTTTCGCAGTGCATATCTCGCAGACAGAGCGGGCCATTTACCGGAGCCGCCTTTTGAGCCCTCAGAATCGAACTGCTCGCCCTCGATCTTCCAAAATTCTTCCCTGACGTCAGGCCATATCGGTGTTAGATCGTCAAAACTCGCATCTAATCGGCTGAATGTACGCTTGAAATCGTCAACGCCGTCAACGCTAATTGTGATGTTTGCCGCACTCATGCTCTATAAACAACCTTGCCGCATTTCTCGCACGTATGAAGATGGCTCACGCTCTTTTTGAAATTGTGCTTACAAGCGGTCATGCATAATAGCTCCCTAATGGTTCTGTTTTGCGTGTCCTACGTGCCAATAAGAACAAAAGCGGCATTTATACGCATTCCAGAAACTTGAATCATCATATTTCCGCTTCGAGGCCGCTATCGCGATACGTGCAAAGGCTTTCGAGGCGTGACGTTTTTTGCCAACGCAAGCATTTCTTCGGATTCGCCGCTTTGATGCCACAGTTTTTACGCAAAAAACTCATTGCCGGCGTACAATTCCCGGTACTTTTTCACCGTTGATGCGAACGTTGGCGAAAATTCAGCATTAGCAATGGCCCCGGATACGCCTGAAAGGTCAGCAAAAGCAACGTCTTTGCGTCTCCACATCAAAAGCCCTTGCTCAATACAGGCGAACTTAATATCCATTGGGATCTCAGCAAAGCCGTATTTAGCCGTTACGTCGATCGGCGTTCCGTCCGGGATCTCAGAATCGAAAAGAATGTAGTTTTCTTTCTCGCGATAGAGCCGATTTGCCGGAGTCGCTTCGAAATAATCCGTGCCGTCAACGTCAATGATCGTGATCGAATCAGGAATATACGGAAATAGTTCCAAATACCGCGTTCCATTGGCCCGATACGACTTCAGGGAAACGCTGCCGCTTGTTTTGTTAAAGAATCCGTCTGCTACGTCGCATTGACGGTCAAACATTCTGGAAACAGCTTCTGCGAGCAATTCCCATACGTCAGTTTCGTCGGACTCATTGCCGATAGCGAAGAGCTTTAACTGTTCGTCGGTTATATAAGCGTTAAGAGCCATCGTTTATCCTTTCGAGTCCATCATGTGAAGCGTTCCGAAGACCGAGCCGTTATCTTTCGGGAACTTGTGAACGTGTCCGCCCGGTTCCGTTGCGGTAATTTCGAGATCGTACTTACCCGCCGGGATCGCCGCATCGTTCACAGTAAACACGTAGTAAGCTTGCCCGCGTGAAAGGATTTGATCTCTGACGGTCATTGTTGAACCCGCAAGCAGATTCGCAGAACCGCCGCGGGCCGTAACCTTGATGCCTATCGTCCACGTACCGCCAATGGTCAGATCGATCAGATCGTTCTCATCGTCTTTTAGTTTGGCGTTGAGAATGAATCCCGTTTCACCAACTTTCACTTTTACAACGCGGTTATCTTCCAATTTAAGCCTCTCCGAGATCTAAATATTGATGCCCTGTATTGATGCTCAAATGCAGCGGATATGCGTACACAGCCGCGTAAGTGAGTCCAACAGGGAAGCCAGTCACAGTATAAGAACCTTGAGCGAGCGTTGTTCGAAGCGTTCGCCTGAAAGCAAGATCGTTCCCCGTCAGAGCGTAGCTGCCCTGATTCGCATAGAGCCTGCGATTTGCGAGCAAGCGGGCGTCTTGTCCGGTCACTGCGTAGTTTCCGGTCACAAGTCCGACTCTCACGCCGCGATTGAGTCCGACTGCTTGCCCGGTGACGCTGTAGGAGCCTTGATTTGCGTAAAGCCGTCGTGTGATGCCATTGATAAGCAGATTCTGACCGCTCAAAACATACGATCCCTGAGCCGTCGCGAGCCGTACGCCGCGTTTTGGCGTCAAGTCCTGACCAGTGAGCATATATGAGCCTTGCAACAGAGAAACGAGCAAAGACCGCTTGGGATTGAGGGATTGTCCCGTTACGGCGTAGCTGCCCTGAGCAAGAGCGGTTATGTATCCGTGGACCGTTCCAACGTTCTGACCTGTTACCGAATAGGAACCTTGAGCAAGCGGAGCTTTCACGCCGCGTTTAAGGTTTACGGATTGCCCATTAAGGCTGTAATATCCAGGATCCGCGGCAAGCCGATTACCAAACACGATCTCGACCGCAACGCCTGTCAGTGAATACGAGCCCTGCGTAAGCGGCATTTTCAGGCCGCGTTTGAAATTCAGATCTTGCCCGGATAACGAGTAAGAGCCTTGAACCGCAACCGTTTTATATCCGTGATTCAGAGCGACGTTTTGCCCGGACAGAACATAAGAACCTTGAGCGATCGTCAGCTTAAATCCGTGCTTTAAGTTGGCATTTTGACCCGTGAGAGCATAAGAACCCTGAGCTAAAACAGATTTATAACCGTGCGTTAAAACAACGGTCTGGCCGTTCAGGCTGTATGCCCCCTGAGCCATCGCCACCTTGAGGCCGCGTTTCAGATTCAGCGTTTGGCCCGTGACGGCATACGAACCCTGAGCGGCCGTCAGTTTCCGGCCTGCTTTCGGTGTCATTGATTGGCCTGTAACGCTGTAGGAGCCTTGCGAACACGTCAGAGTGTAGTTATTGACGTTGAGCGAATACGTCGCATAAATCGACCACGCGAACGCCTCAATGCCGCTATTGTATGGCACGAAGGTTTCGGGAACTGCGTAATTGTTTCCAATATCTGCATTACCGACCGTTCCGCCCAGATTGTCGTAATAAAGATTTACGTGGCTGCTGTCTCCGATGTATCCCACGTAATAACTTTGAGCGGTGACCGATGGTGAACTGCTGTAGTTAGATGTAAGCCAGTCGGGAGTAGTATTTACCACGGACAATGATGGGGCGATGCCGTTTGTTGGGATTACACCGTCAGAAACTTGCCATAAACACGGCTTAATATTGCCAGCCCCGGTTTCTTTCCATTTAACATAAGCACTGATACTCGAAACGGTTCCCGCTCCTGATGGAGTTCCGATAGTTGCCACTGCTTGATTTAACGAAGAGGTAGCACTTGACCCGCCAGCGGTTGTATATCCAAACGTCAAACCCGCAGCATGGCGAATCGGGTAAACGGCGTTTTCGAGAAAGTCTTTATCAAAATTGATCGTGAGCTTTCCCGTTCCGTCGCCGTTATCAACTATCTGCGGATTGGTGCGAGCGGTTCGCCCTTTCGCGTCCGACATTAGGGAATTGAAGATGTGTCCGACCTTGCCCGTGCCATAGATCGTCTTGCCGTCGATGTTCGTTCTCTGTTCGGTAGCCCAAACCACCCACGAACCAACGATATTGTCAGGTCTATTAAATCCGGCCTTGATCTCTTTATCAGTGAGTGGGGGCTGGTAATAAAACTCTACGCCTTTTGTATTGATGGAAAATTCCAACTTGTCACCAGCCGGACGCTCGAAAAGAGTTACGTCTATCTCCGTCGCGTCTTCGATCTCGTAGAAATCGACCTGTTTTGTCTCGCCGATCCACTCGACCTTTTCGCCGTTTTCCTGAACAGTCGGAGACTCTTCGTCGTGAACAAGACGCAGCGAAACATTCACCTCGTTATCCCACCGCATTATCTTTGTTTGCGGCTGGAAATCGGGCTGTTTGCTATCGCCTACCTCAACAGAGATACGGTCTCGCGGATCGTCTTTCGGTTCGAGGAAAAATGTTGTTTCGTCAGCCATAAAAAGAGCCGCACCGCGTATTTGCAGTGCGGCTAAGGGGTTCCGAAATTGCCGTTGTTTAAGCTTCTGCTTTGTTGACCTTCACGCCCGGGCCGTCCGAGAAGACGTAAACGCCGTCGTTCCAGTTCTGAACCGCTTCGTCAGGAGTTTCGCCTTGCGATCTCAATCCCTGCATATTGCCGACTTCGTAAAGACCTTTGCCTTTCTTGATGCCGGTTGGCTTTACGCCCTCAGGACGCTCAACGGCTCCTTTGGCGTAAACCGCGTTTAACTCAAGGCCGAGCTTCTTGATATTGTTCGAGCGTTCGCGAAGCTGCGGCTCAGTCTCGATCTGTGAGGCTTCGTGATATGCCTTTCGGGCCTCTGCCAGTTCGCGTTCGATCTCAAATGCTTTTCGTGTTGCCATAACTATTCTTTGCTCCTACGTGACCATTTTGTGGAAGTCGGTGTCATAATCGCTTCCATTTCATCCCAACCCCGATGCAGCCTTGATGCCACAATACCGTACTTGACTGGCGAAAAACGCTCTACAGCTTCTTTCAAAATCATCCGTTCGCCGTTTATTGTTATCCAGCGAGTTGGACAAGTATTATTCAACCGCTGTGCCAACCTATCCGCCCAAATACAATTTGAGGGCTCGTAGTTCCCGTCATTATCTTTCCGCTCGATAGAATGGGCCGGTGTCGGCGGCTCACCCATATCTGCAAGAAAGTTTTCAAAGGATTCCATCCAACGATCACAAATCTTGATACCTCGCCCGCCGTACCTATGAAAGCCAGTGGCTTTTGGATTCGTGCAACGGGACTTCATATTCGTCCAGCACTTATAAACTTGACTCGCCTTATGCTCCGGCTTGTGACCGTGCCGTGCCTTCCCTAAGCCTGAGTACTTCTCACAACCGCATGATTTCGTCACGCCGTTGCTCAAATAAGTCGCTTTAACGCTTGCGACATTTCCGCATTCGCATTGGCAATCCCAAAGTTTTCGACCGTGCCGGTCTTGACCGTTGAGCGTTATGGTTTTCAATTTCCCGAAAGTTTGTCCGGGCTCAATTTTTACCCTTGCGGGCCTTCCTGTTCGCATTCTGTTATCACCTCGCTTTATGCTATATGATAACAGAAAATGCCGATAAATACGAGCAATTAACTGATTTGCAATAACCCGTTTGTGCCGTCGAAATCTAATGTCAGAGTTTCGCCGTCTGCGAGCGTCAAAGATGAACCGTAATCGAACCAACAGATCAGATCGTCACTGGCCGCCGTGTCGTTGTAGATCACGATGTACCGGAACGCTGCGACAGCACCGCCCGAAGCGGTAAGCGTCAGATCGTTGATAACGAGTTTGTATGTGCCGGTCGTATGAGCAGACGTTGAGGTTGTCAACGCCCTCGATGACAGATTTGTGTAAGCGATCTGCGTAAGATCGCCAAGCACGTTATTCGTGGCAACCGGAGCATTAGCAGCGGCACACAAAGCCACGGTCAGCGTATCCGATCCGAGGTTATGCACCTTCTCCGCTACCTTTTCCACAAAAGACTGAAATTTGTTATAAGTTGCCATTAGATTTGAATGCTCCTAAGGATTCGGTCAATTTCAAATCAAGTGTAAAAAGAAAAACAGGTAGTTATTTTTGAGCGATGGAAACGAAAAAAGGCACACCTAAAGATGTGCCTTTCCGTTGAAAACCCGTCCGTTTGAGCATCGTAGAGAGGCTTGACAGGTATTGTTATCTACTGACCGTTGGCGTCGATTATCAGCGTCATACGGCTCAGTGTCTTAGTTCCGCCCAGCGTTCCGGTAACGGTTGCTGTGCAGATGATCCGATCGCCTTCCGTCACGGCAACGTTTGCGGCAGTTGCATTAGGCGTCAGAGATCTTGGCGTATAAGCCGCAAGACCTGTTCCGCCCGTTGCCTTCGTGGTGTTCGGATCTGTGGCAGCAAGCAATGCGGTTGAACCTGATCCCGCCTGGCCCTTGTTGAGGGCTGAGAACGTGATGTAGTTGGTATCATCCGCCGTGAGAGCTTCCACGCACGAAAAATACGCGCCCTTCAAGACTCCTGATTTAGGAACAATGATCGTTTGGCTCGTTGCCCCGGTTGTCGCAACTGTACCCATGTCGGCCGTGATGCCATAAGCTTTAAGTCGTCTTCCCATAATGTTTATTTCACTCCCTTATTTTCAGTCGGTTTTTTCGACTTGTTCGCGGACGGTTTCGCGGCTTTCTCTGTTACGGTCGATTCGCTTGAATCTTCTGCCGCTGCCTGTTCGCCCTCTTGAGCTACCTTGCCGATACCGTATTTATCGGCCATTTCTTTCGGGATCTCCTGACCTTCGCGAATAAGCAAAAAAGCGGCTTCGCTTTCGTCGGTTGTTACGTTCCCTTCTGCGTCAAGAAAATAGTCTTTGTCTGCCTTTCCCATAACTCTCCCTGATAATTTAGTGATGACTAGCGGCATATTGTTAAAAAATGCGGACGGCTCAACCATACCATGAAAGAGCCGCCCGCGTAAGGGGCATTAACAAGGAAAATTAGTCGATACTGGTAACTGTGCAGAATGCGAGTGGACGGTAAACCGTCAGAGCAAGCCGCTCTTCAACGCGAACGGTGACGCGGTTGAAATTCACGTCATCCTCGTTCTGGTTAAAGGTTTCGACCTTCACGCCTTCACGCTGCCAGATCTGAGCCCCGAGCTTGAACGCTCCAACGAGAGCGGTTCCCGCCGCGATTGCCGTGGTTACGACAACCTTGAGGCCCCAATACGTTTCACCCGCGATGCCGCCGACACCATAGGGGCCGGTGAACGGGCCGCCGCCGAAGTACTGGTTATTCTGATCTTTGGCAAGACGCAGAAGCTGCCAGTCGGTCGGATGGATAACCAAAGCATCCGGCTCATAAAATCCGGTCGAGCGAACTTTCGTGATCGCCTTGTGGATAGCGTCGGCGTTCGTGTCCGAACCCTGAGCCTGGGTCTGAATACCCGAGGTCTGCAAAATTCCCGTGATCTGCGAACCGCTGCCGGTTCCGTTGAGAAGCTGCTGCTCTTCTTTGGCAAGCACCATGAAGCGAAGCCGCGAATCAACGTAATCACGCATCATCGGAAAGTCAGCAAACATTTCGTCGGTGACTTTGATAAGAACAGCGATCTTTTTGACCGGAGCGGTTGCGTCTTCGGTTGCCAGCGTTGCTTCAGGCTTTTCGCCTTCCTCAGCAACCATATCGGCATAGTTCGTAAAGCTCGTTTCCTTGATGAAAGGGATCGAGTTCATTGTCGTCTGACCGACTGCCAGAAGATCGCGGATCGTCAGCCTTTGCTGTTCGACCATTATCATTCCGCCCGTCTGGACGTAGTTGACGGTCGAATCAAGCCCGCCGGCGGTTGTGGTAAAGGTTGCCTTGCGTCCGGCCGGGAACATGAATCCCTTTGCATCAAAGCCGAAACGCATATTCGCGGAAACCTTACCGCCCTGAGTTGCGGCCTTGTACGCTTCCGATTCCACGAACTGTTCGCCAAGCGTTTTCTCGTTCGTGAATGGCTGCGAAATTACTCCGTCACCGCCAAGCGGCGATTTGCCAGCCGGTTCGGTAACGAAGCTCTTGAAGCCGCTGATCTGCTGTTCGAATTTGATGGATTCGGTCAGGCGTTCACCTTCCGCAAGCAAGGCTTTCATCTTGTCGCGGTTATCGGCGGTATCGTTCTTTTCGTCGGTTTCGATGGAGTCCGTGATAGCGGCAACTTCATCAATAAGCTCTGTGAGCCTTGTCTGTTTTTCGATAAGTTTCATCTCTTTTCTCCTAAAGTCGTAGGTTGTTAGTCCGCAGCTTTATCGCTCTTAGCGTGAGTTCGGAAAGTGGAGTGCTTATCGCGGCTCCGGCTTCGCCTGATTCAGTTTCAGCTTCAGCTTTAATTTCGGGTTCGGCGGGATTGCCGTCTTTGCCGTTATCTTCAGTGGCACAAATTGCTCCGAGATCGACGGCGGTTGAATGAATAAGGTCGATAAGTTTCTGATCGTTCGCCGCGTTCCGGCGTCCGGCTTTCACCTGTTCGCTGAACATAGCGAGTTGCGAAGCGATAACGCCGATAGGCAATCCGTCTAGATGCTTTGCGCCGTTTGCGACAGTCGCGGCATTGCAGCCCCAAAGGACATCGGACGTGTCGTAGATCTTGAGTTCGAGAAGTTCGCGGACTTCGCGGGTCTTCTCTGAATCGTGCGGATCGACCTCTGTTTTGGTTTGGGATTGGATCGTGTCGTACGCAAACGACATTTCGTTAATATCACCCGCGTCAATGGCCTGAAGTATCCAGTTAGCAAGCTCCACATCGTAATACTCGCGTTTAACGAGAAGCCCGCCGGTTGCTTCCGGGGCTTTTTGCAGGACTTCGGCGGGTAGTTCGTTCCGCGAGAGTTCACGCAGTTCAACGATGGAAGCGATCGGCGGATGCTGATACGAATGATTCCAAAGATGCTTGCACCGCTTCGCACCCTCAGAGAGCGTTTTAGAGAACGCACCGAGAACAATGCGATCACCAACGGCGTCGATATTCCCTGAAACAGCGGCAATTCCGGCACGAATACGCCCGGATGCCTCTGCTTTCAGATTCGTAAATGGCAGGGATTTATAATCTCGCTCCATATACAGCGAGATTAAGAGTTTTTAGAGGGTGTTATTTTTGAGCAATCGAGGATGTGATAAAATAGAAACAGCCCGAGACAGTGCTACTAACACCGGATCGGGCCTAACCAAATCAATTACTGTTTAGGAGTAACTTCAATGGCTTTCAATATCGTAAAGAATTGCCTTCAATGCGGCAAGACGTTTCATACAAATAGACCTCCGTCACGTTGCGTACAAAGTGCGCATACAGTTTAGCCAATAACATTCAAGATTTTGCGGGTTTATTCGTTT